AGAAATGAAACAAATATTAACTGCTATTTTAAATAAAAATAGTGTTATAACTTTAGATGGTAATAAAATGGGTACCGCAATGGCTGTGGGTTCATATAGAATACAATAATTAAATATTTATAATAAAACATAAAACTATGGCATTATTAGACAAATTAACTAAAGATGGATCTACATTATCGTTTTACGATGGTCAAAATCCACCAAAATATCAAGGACAATCTACTTTTAAAGAAGATTTGTCTAAATCTCAATTAGATTTAGATGGTAAAAATCCTTTAAAATATGATCAAGCAAGTGCATTTGAAAAAGATTTAGCACTATCTCAATTAGATTTAGATGGTAAAGAACCTTTAAAATATGATCAGGTAAGTAATTTTAGAACGGGTTTAAGACAATCTCAATTAGATTTAAACGGTGCACAACCCGCAACATACGATCAAGTTAGTAAACTTGAAAATTCATTAATCCAGTCTCGATTAGATTATGCTAATGGATTAACACCTGTAAAATATATAGATACTAAACCTAGATAATGCCTTTATTAGAATTAAAAACCAATCTAAAATCACTCCAATACGGACGTGATAGAATTAATGGTGGGAGCAGTAATCAGCCCTATATTCGCACTATTATCCCACAAGATAATGTTGACGTGGCTAATATTATCAAGCCAACTGATACTGCTAGATTTGGTTTATCAGCAGATAAAGCCTATCAAATTCCGGCTAACGTAGCGGGTCAACAAGATATTGATTTTGTATTACGTGGTGGGTTAAAATCTTTAGATACTACTAAAAATGATGTTTATCGTTTAACTAAAATGTTTGACGATAAAAAATCTCTTAATGGACGATTTTTTACTACAAAACAAAATTTATTATCATTAACATTAGTAGGTTTAACGCCTATTATAAGTAATGGAGTTTATACTCCAGCAAGTACATTATCTCAAGCTGCTCTTGAAGCATTTGGAGGTCATGTAAATAAACAAGTTAATCCTTTAGGAATAACAGATATTACTGTAGAAGATCTTAATCCAAGTCCTTACAATGCTAGGATTAGAGACTTTAGAAAACCTATTAGACAACAACTAGCTTTTTTAAAACCAAATGTTGTAAAAACAAATCCTGCAGTATTACCAACAACCGGTCCTTTTACTTTATTATCTGATGCTCCTAACTATAGTGGTGTTAATGCAGGTAATATTGAACAAAGAGTTAATTTAGGAGATCCGGGTAATAGACGAAGTAAAAATTTATACTCATATTCTAGTGGAGGTATACTTTCAGGTCCTAATGGTACTCCAGCACCCGTAGATAAGTTAAATGTTATACAAGTATATGGAAGTGAAACACCTAATTTAGGTCCTGAAACTAATGATTTAGTTTTATTTAGAATAGGAGTTATAGATAATAGTAAACCTGCTTTTAAAAACTATATTCATTTTAGAGCAAATTTAGGATCGATAACTGATAATTACTCAGCAGATTGGAATGAGATAAAATATTTAGGCAGAGGTGAAAAATTTTACACATATGGAGGATTTGGTAGAGAAATGAGTTTATCATGGACTATTGGTGCTCAATCAAGAGAAGAACTTCTTCCAATTTACCAAAAATTAAATTATTTAGTTTCAACATTAGCTCCTACATATACTCCTAAAGGTTATATGACTGGTAATTTAGTTCAATTAACTATAGGAGGATATTTATACGAACAAGTTGGTATAATAAAAGGACTAACAGTAGATTTACAAGAAGATTCACCGTGGGAAATAGCTATAGATGATAAAGGAAAGACTAATGATAAATTAGCACAATTACCTCATATTATTAGAGTAACTGGGTTTAGCTTTATACCTATCCATAATTTCTTACCGTCTATAGGCCAACCATTTATAGCTACAACAAACAATAATGGTGATCCTTTAACAACATCTATACTTCCGGCTGCTCAATCAGCTCAAGTAATAAATCAATTTGCACAAGCAACAGCTAATCTTTAAAATATGAATAGATATCAACAAATACCTCAAACCAATATTAAAGGTAAATTAGTTTATAGAACTTCATACTATCCTGAAGTTCCTGTAACTGTTAACGATATTTATATATATACAACTCAAGGTGATAGATTTGATGTTTTAGCAAACCAATATTATGGTGATAGTTCATTATGGTGGGTTATATCAGTAGCTAATACAGCAACAGCCGGTACCGATTTACCTTCAGATTTACCTCAAAATACATTAGTAATACCTGAAGGAATACAAATTAGAATACCTGCAAATCCACAAAATGTTGTACAAAAGTTTAAATTAATAAACCAATAAATAAGTTATGGGTAATATAGTAGGGGAAGGTTTTCCACGCCAGATAATAAATCAAGTAAGAGTAAGACAAGAAAAAAAAGGATCATTAGGCGATGTGCCTAGTCCTGAAGTTCTTACTTGGTTAAACGCTAATACAGGGTGGGTTAGAGTAGTATCTTCTGTAGACTTAGTAGAACCTAAAAATTTTTATAATGTAGAAAATACACAAGACGAAGGACAAACATTTATTTCAGCTACTAATTCAGGTTTAGGAAATATAGCTTATAATAATAATTTATTAGCTCGTGAATATATGTTGATGGGAGGGGCTATAGCTAAGTATTACCCTGATTCTGATCCTATTATTAGAGAAGGAGTAGAATATTCGGGTGCTAATAATAATTTACGTGCTTATGGTTTAGGTGGATTAGATTTAGGTATTAGACCAATGCCTGGTATTACATCTTTTAGTATAAAATCTGAAACTAGAGGTTCATTAAGAACAGCAACTATTCAAATTAAAGCATTTAATAAATATCAGTTTGAAGTTATCAGTGCATTATATATGAGTTTAGGATACACGGTTTTACTTGAATGGGGTAATACAATGTATTATAATAATAATGGAGAATTTCAATCAGAAAATCCATATACTTTATCAGAAGAATTTTTAAGTGGTAAAATAGATAAACAACAAGCAACGTATGATCGATTATTATTCAAAATGAATAGTTATCGTTTACAGTCAAATGGTAATTATGATGCTGCTTTAGGTAAAGTAGTAAATTTTAGTTGGACTTTAGCTAAAGATTTAAGTTATGATATTACCGTTACTGTAAGAACAATAGGTGATATTATTGAATCTTTAAAAACAAATGTATTAACCGGAGATATTAAAACTACACAATCAACAGCAACATCAGCAGCCGCAAATGCAAAAGCATCAGAAACTGTTTTACAAAATGAAATAACTCGGTTAACTAAAGAAATTGCAGACAAAAATGCAAAAATCCAAAAAGCTACAAATGCAAAAATAGGTTCAGTTAATGATTATGTTAATTACACTACATTCACCTCTCAAGCACTTCAACAAGATGCTATTAATATACTTAATAACCAAGTTAAAACATTACAATCAAATTTAGATAAATCTAAAGAATCTTTAACAACTTTACAAAATAAACAAGCTAATCCAGACCCAGCATTAACCTTTGCTCAAGTAGCACAACAAACGGATATAGGAAGGATAATAAATTCTTACATTTCTCAAATATCATCAGTACCTAGTTCTGTTAATGGTGTATCTGTATTAGCAAATGGAAATGATGTTTATTTTATTAAACAAATATATGTGGGTAAAGATAATGCTACTTCACCTCAATATTATGTTAGATTAGGAAAGTTTTTAGAATTAGTACAAGATAATCTTATTCCTATAGTTAATGATGATCCTAATCAAAAATTAATTAAAATAGATACAGATGTTGACACTAATTTAATAGCACTATATACTAACCAATTAAGTTCAGATCCATCTATATGTACTTTTAAAACAAATATACAAGGATTTACTAAAAATAATAATAACCAAGTTATTGCTAGATTTTTACCTGAAGGAAATGATTTTAATCCTACTCCAAGTGTTGCTAGTACTAATAATTACGGTAAATTGATGAATGTATATTTTAATGTATTCTTTTTAATTAATAATTTAGATTCATTAAAAGATAGAAATGGTGGTGTTTCGTTAATCGAATATCTAAAATCAATTTCAACTAATTTCTGTAATGCTACAGGAAATTTTAATAAAATAGAACCAGTTATTGATGAAGAAAGCAATACTATTAAATTTGTAGATGAAGTTCCATTACCTGAAAGAGATGTAATATTAAAAGATTTTATAAATAAATCAAATCCTGATGGTTCTAGAACTGTAGATGATATTGAATTTCAAGTATTTGGAATTAAAACATTTATAAGCCCTAATTCAAATCAACAATTACCTAGACAAAGTGGAATAGTTAGAGATATAGCATTGACAACAACTATTACTCCTCAGTTAGCAAGTATGATTACTATTGGAGCTCAATCTAATGGATATATAGTAGGACAAGATTCAACAGCATTATCTAAATTATACGGTAATTTTAAAGATCGAATTAAAAATTCACTTTCTAATCCTAAATCAGTTAATACTGGAGGAACAGAAGCAAATAAATTAACTACAAATTTATCTTTAGAAGAAAAATATAAAGATGTAGTAGATGCTTATTCTTTATTTATATCTAAATTAAGCAATGGTGCTGATGGTAAAATACAAGCAACATGGGATAAAGAAGCGATAGATAAATTTAAAAATGTAACTAATACTTTTGCCGAATTTATTCAATATAAATCAACACAAAAACGTCAACTTGAAGCACAATCATCAGGCAGACCAATTCCCGTATCTCCTACTATAGGATTTATTCCATTTAATTTAACATTAACTATAGATGGATTATCGGGAATGAAAGTATATCAAAAATATAAAATTAATGATGATTTTCTTCCTTTAAACTACCCCGATGCTGTAGAATTTATTATTAAAAACATAACGCATGAGATAAAAGACAATCAATGGATTACTGTTTTAGAATCAATAGCCGTACCTAAACATCCTTCTCCAGTTGATTATAATTCTGCTACTCAAGAAGCAGTAGTGCCAAATACAACAACTCCAAATACTTTTAGTCCTTCAAGAGGCGGAGCTACTAGAACTATAGAAGGAGTAGTATACAGAAATGGTAACGTGCCTGCTACTAAATTAAGAACAATAAGTAATGCTGCTAAATATAAAGGAGCAGTTGATAGTGATAATGGAAACATTAGATTATATGATAAAGCTTCTATAGCATTAGATAAACTTATAGCAGCCGCAGACGCAGCAGGCATACCAGTAAAAATAAATTCCGCATATCGAACAGTCCCAGATCAAGTAAGAGTATGGAGTCAAAACTGTTTAAATGCTGTAGGTTCAGGAAAATGTCAATCTAGAAAAGGTCAAGGATCGGCAGCCGTTCCGGGTACTTCAAACCATGGATTTGGTTTAGCTGTAGACTTTGCTAATTCTTCACTAAAAAGGATTAAACCTGGAGATGCATTATATGAGTGGTTAGTAGCTGGAAATGGGGCAAAATTTGGCTTTAAACGAATACAATCTGAATCTTGGCATTGGGAATATCAAATATAATATTTAAATAAAATGGCTTATTACCCGTTATCACAAGTAAAAACAAACCTATACACCAATGGTGGTGAATTTGTATTTAATGTCAATGATCCTTTTCAAACCTATTCTGGATATTATTGGAAAACCTCAGATGGGAAATATTTTACAGGCAAAACACCTCAAGATATTCCAAACTCAGAAATTTTTCTAAAACCAGCTTTAGATTATAATAAATATCCTGATGTAGCTACAAACCCCACAATTAATTATATAACAGTAAACGGTGGTGCCGAAGTAAATGGTGGAGAAAATATTGCAGGTGGTGATCCAACTATTCTTAGTTACCTAGCCCTTAAAAATATACCTTCAGATTCAATACAAATTGTTCCGACTTATAATCCTACTAATCCAACACAACAAGATTATCAGGTAGGTGAATTTAGACGTTACTTTTGTAAAAAAACAAATGAGAACATTTATATAGAAATTAATTTAGAGGTTGCATCTTTATTGTTTAACAAAGATCCTCAAATATTATGGCAATTATATTTTTCTTTTAATATTCCGTGGACCTTAACAGGTGATAAAGCAACAGTTGCAACAACGAATCGGAACATTGTATTACAAACTGAAAAAGATTTAAGATTACCGGGCTTTAGCCTATATCTTAAAAACGATTACACAAAATATTACAAATAATTTGGAGATCTAAAAAACAGGTCGTATATTTATAACAATAAAAACATAAAACATGGCAAACGAATTTCAAAAAATGCAAAAATTAGCAGGTTTAATTACCGAAACACAATTAAACGAAAATATATCTGATGAAGCTATTGACCGTATGGAAGGTTTAGCTAACACACATCATTTATCAACTTTAAAATTTAGTTTAGAAAACCTAGTTCCAGAATGGATACAAGATGGAGGATTT